GCAGAGCGACTTGTCTACAAAGCAGATGGCACTATTGGTTTAGGTGTAGATGTGGCTAGATTCGGAAGTTCTAAGACGGTGTTTATAGTTATAAAAGGGCCAAAGGTTATTGAGATATTTTCATATCAGGGCAGAGATACAATGGAAACAGCAGGACGTATCAAGCGTTTAATGGATAAATATTCAATTCCTGAAACTGCTGTGTGCATAGATGATACTGGTTTAGGTGGTGGTGTGACTGATAGACTTCATGAGGATGGTTGGAACGTAAGGGGAATAAATAACCAGTCGAAAGCGGATGACACGGAACACTTCTTTAATCTATCTGCTGAGATGCATTGGGCGATGAGGCGTCTCTTCGAGACTGAGGCAATTGACATTCCATCAGATCCAAGCTTGTTGGCGCAATTGTCTGGTAGAAAATTTAGGGTAACATCGAAGGGCAGGGGGCAGATTCAGATTGAGTCTAAGGAAGATATGAAGAAGCGAGGACTTAAAAGCCCAGACCATGCAGATGCTCTGGCCTTAGCAATCAAGGCACAATCAGAGGCTTCTAATGAGAGCGATGGCCCGATGTTAACGGTAATATAAGGGGGTTGATGAATACAATGTTAGAATGTAATTGCCATGAGGTAACACTTGACGATTTATGTAATCTTTTTGGATCAGCACAATTTTGTATTGGTTGTGGACAGGGATTAGAGATAAAAATACAATGTAAAAAATGTGGGTATAAAATAACAAAAACAATTAATAATCTTGTAAACATTAATGTGAATGAAGCAGAATAATGAGGATAGTATATGAGAATTCGTAAATGTAATTTTTGTGATAGAATACTTGATGATAAAAAGGATAAGTATTACTCTATTGGAGAGATAGAATGTCATGCTCCTGATAATAAAACTATTAGAGTAATCACAGACAATACCGAAGAAGTTAAACACCAATCAATACAAACAGAATCGTGGCTTAACTATTGTGACTTAGATTTTTGTGAGGATTGTTGGGAGCAAGTAGATATACAAAGATTTTTATAATGTTCTTTGACCCAGTGTGGCTGAATAACTCTAACTTCGGAGAAAGGCACTAAAACGTCGGGACATGGACTAATGTCTGATGACGATGAAAAGAGGAGGCCAAAACAAATAAGGCCTCTGTTTAGGTGGAACGTCTTAACATCATAAATTAATGGTGAAGAGTAGGCGAGCTTGAAGGTATGCAATAGTCCTTCCACTGTGGCTTTTTAAAATGGAGACAATGATGGGTTTAATGACAAAAGTCTTAAATGTTTTTGGACTTGAAAGAGTTGAAAAGACAAGGGCTTATGTAACTCCTCAAGTTGATTTTTCAGATGTAGGTGGTGTTGGCAGATCGACTCCTCAAAATTATAAGTCTTATCTAAAACAATATACTGATGCGGCATGGGTATTTACATGTATTCAACGAATTGCCTCTCAAGGAGCGGGGGTTCCTTTGAAGTTATATAAAAAGACAATCAAAGGTGATAAGATAGAGGCTACAGAGATAATGACACATCCTATTATCAATCTTTTAAATAAGGTAAATCCTTTTGTGACTGGGGTAGATTTAAAAGAAATTACATTATCATATGAAGAATTAACAGGTAACGCATATTGGTTATTAGATATGTTTGAGGGTGGAAAACCTACTGAGATTTATCCGTTAAGACCTGATAGAGTCAAGATAGTTCCAGATAAGAAAAATTATATTAAGGAATATAAATACGAAATTGCTAATAATAAATATATAGCACTTAGTCCAGAACAAATTTTACATTTTAGATATTTCAATTCTTATGATGATTATTATGGGCTATCACCATTATCAGCAGGACGTACAGCGGTCAATATTCAACGATTAGGCGATGAATACAATCAGAATTTTTATGCTAACTCAGCACAACCTAGAGGGGCATTAGTATCAGAAGGCGCGATAAAGAAAGAGAACAAACAACGGATAGCTGCTGCTTGGAAACAGATGCATCAAGGAACTAGAAATGCACACAAGATAGCAATTCTTGAAGGAGGTCTTAGTTGGCAGGCATTAGGAATATCGCAGAAGGATATGGAATTTATAAGTCAGAAAAAGATGACTCGTGAAGATATCATGGGGGTATTTGGTGTTCCTCCTGCAATGGTAGGAGTATTTGAATTTGCTAATTATGCTAATTCTAAAGAGCAACGAGAGATATTTTGGCGTAATACTATGGTGCCTAAGTTGAATAAATATGCTGCGATAGTAAATGAATTTTTAGTAAAGCCCTGGGATGAATCATTGGAAGTAGAATATGATTATTCTGTGATAGATGCTCTACAAGCAGACATTAACACAAGAGCATCAACTGATGAGGTTCTTACTCGTTCAGGCATTAAAACTATTAATGAAGCAAGGGCGGAGAGAGGTTTGGGGCCAGTGCCATGGGGTGATGAGTGGAGGGCCCCTATGAACTTAGCACCAGTTGGATCTTCTCCTGTAGGTGGAGAATCTGCTAAGGAGATAGAGGATGTTCAAGAAAAAGAATACAAGGAGCAATATTTAAAAGCAGCGGAGGAAAAAGCACAAAGATATATTGTAGAACAGACATTAAGAGATGCTGAGAAGGTAGATTTAACCAAGGAACGAGTACAGGAGATCATCGATCATGGAGAGTCTATTAGACCAGATCAACTTGATGACATTATGGATGATATCAAGGATGAGGTTGCCATAGAAGAAGACAAAAAGAAAAAAGAGATCAGAGATAAAAAATGGTATTTATATAAAGATCTCACGGATGTTTGGGAAAAGAAGTTTATCCCAGTTTTACAAAAAGAATTTAAGATACAATCAAACGAGACATTATTTAATTTAGAGAAGCACGGCTTGAAGAGGGGACCAAATGATGTAATTCAAAAAGATGCAGATGATGAATTGATAAATAGGATTTTATTTAATAAGAAAAATGCTGATAAGTCGTTACGAAAAAATGGCAAACCATTGATTGAAGGAACATTAAAAGCTAATGCTGAGAAAGAAATTAACGCATTAGGTTTAGGAATATCATTCGATCTTCAGAATCCAGCCGTACAGGAATGGATCGCAGATAAAACTTTTAAGTTTGCACATAAAGTGAATAAGACGACTCAAGATAAACTAAGAAGGGCTCTTAAAGAAGCTATAAAGGCAGGAGAGGGAATTCCTGAGACAAAAGAACGGATCAACAAGGTTTTCACAAGCATATCCAAAGAATGGTCTAGCGTAATAGCAAGAACTGAGGTTATATCAGCCTCTAATGCGGGGGCAATGGAGGCCTATAAACAATCAAAAGTTGTTACAGAAAAAGAATGGATATCGTCAAGAGATGCAGATGTCAGACCAGAACACCAAATTGATGGTGAGACTGTTGCATTAGACAAAACATTTTCAAACGGATTAATGTTTCCTGGAGATCCTATGGGAGATCCTGGAAATATTATCAATTGTCGCTGTACGCAATCTGGAGTAGTGAAAATATAAGGAGGAACATGATGGATAAGGATATTAAGTCAATTACAGAGCAATTAAAATTAAAAGATATCAATCCTAAGTTGGCTCAAGAGATGGCTAAGGAACTTGGGATTAAGGAGGATGATGTAGAATTAATCCGTAAGGGAATAGTTCCGGCTGATATTAAGATTGAAAAAGATGAACGTGCTGTTATCAGTTATATTACTACTGGAGCAGTAGACCGGGACAAAGAGATTATTGATCCTAAAGGAGCAGTTTTAAAAGATTATAAAAAACATCCTGTTGTATTATTTGGGCATGATTATCGAGCGCTTCCAATTGGTAAGAATGAATGGATCAAAACAGATGATAAAGGTCTTATAGCGAAGACAATATATGCAAACACACCGGAGGCAGAGAAGGTGTTTCAATATAGAAAGGACGGTTTTCCTTTAGCGGAGTCTATTGGATTTATACCATTGAAATTTGAAGATTTAGATACTGAAGAAAAACAAAAGGCGCATAATGGGGCAAAACGAATATATAATAAATGGATACTACTTGAATATTCAGATGTTGCTATACCATCGAACCAAGAGGCATTACAAATAGCAATAGCTAAGGGATTAGTTTTAGAAAAACAAAAATTTAATTGTGAATGTATTAAATGTGGGTATAAAATAACAAGTGATAAACATTGTAAAGATTTAAAATGTGAAAAATGCGGTGGGCAAATGCGTCGTGCGGAGCGTCCCGGGCCAGGACAAGAAGGTAAAAATGAGGAAAAGATTTGGGAGGATATGCCTAATGAGATAAGATTTAGGATTAGAAATCCTGATCTATTTCAAGATGATAGTTTTAAAAGAATACCAATTAAACGAGATAAGCCAAAAGTTTTTGGAATAGCAGGAAGACTTAAAGATGAAACCTCATTGACATTACAATCATTGCGTTTTCCTAAAGATGATGATTGGACATTATCCAAAGCAAAAGCATGGGTGAAAGCGCATCCTGATATTACTAAAGATAAGCTTGAGGATGTACTTTTAAAAATGTTGCAAGAGGAAAAAGAAGAATCACAGGTTGAAAAAGAAGGTCGTGTCTTGTCTCAGAAAAATAGAACATTGATAAAAGAGTGTATTGTTGCTTTAGGTAAGTTATATGATGCGACTGAGCCAGAACCTAAAAAAGAAGAGGAATATAATAAACAATTAAATGATTTAATGAATCAAGTTACTGACGTGTTAAAAAAGATATAAAAAAAATGAAGGAGGATATTATGGAAGACATTGAAAAAAAACTAAAAGAGTTACAGGAAACTGTAGCCAATCTTCGCGAGACATTAGATGCTCGTGATTCTTCTAAACGAGAAGAAGAAGCAGACAAGCTCGTTAATAAGGTTATTGATAAAATGACCCCGAAGAAAAGACAGATGCAGTGGGCAATACCCGATGAAAAAGGCCAGATTCCTGAGAATGGAATTTATCTTGGTCAATTTTTAAAGGCAATTACCCCAGGAATGGGTGCTCGTACTTCTAATGAGGTAATGGAACATGTTAAAACTACCTTGAATGAGGCAACAGGTTCAGAAGGTGGTTACTTAGTTCCAACAGAATATTCTAATCAGATTATAATGCTTGAAAGTCAAGAAGCAATAATTAGAAGGATAGGTAGATTATTCCCAATGAGCACATTAGTACGATACCTTCCTAAGCAATTAACAGATGTGTCAGTCTATTGGATTGAGGAAGGAGCTGAGAAGACAGAGACTAATCCGACATTCACTCGAATCACACAGACTGCGAAAAAAATGGCAGCAATCGTCAAGTTGACCGATGAGTTGCTTGAAGATGAATCAGTAGGTGTAGATAAAATGATTCAACAATTGATTGCTGACGCAATGGCCGATGAGGAAGATAGGCTTGCGTTCGTCGGTGATGTGTCTGGTCTTTCAGATCCATTCAATGGTGTGGCTTATGCTGCGGGTGTTAATTCAGTAACGACTGCTGGTGCTAATGTAGTAGGTGATGATATCATCGATCTTATTATGTCCTTAAATGCTAAGTATCGAAAAGGGGCTACTTTGGTTACGTCAACAGATGGTCTAAAACTTATTATGAAATTAAAAGATAAGAATGACCAGTATCTCTGGGCGCCTCCGACAGCAAATGCACCAAAAGCAATTTGGGGTTATCCATACGAGATCTCTGATGAGATAGCAAGTACCTATGGTACAGGTACTCAAACGTATATTCTGTTTGGTAATTGGAAAAAGCATTTCTTTGTTTCTGACAAAGGTGGGCTAGAAGTTAAATCTTCAATTAGTGCTACTGATGTTGGATCTGCAAGTGCATTTATGGAAGATGAAACGTGGTTTAGATTCAAGAAAAGAATCTCTCTCGACGTAGCGCTTTCTGTTGCATTTTCAAAAATGCTTATAGAATAAATAAATTCAATTGTGGGATGGTGTTATAATAACATCATCCCATAATTTTAAAAAGGGAGGGCAAGATGGTAGTAGTAACAGCAAAAATTGAATTTATAATCGGTCGGGTAAGATATAAACCCGGTGATAAATTAACTGTTACAAAAGAAAAAGCGCAGGAGCTGGCAAATCAAGGATTTATTAAGAGTTTAATAAAACCAATCATCGATAAGATGATTCGGGAATCTAAAGGGAGGAAATAAGATGAAGAAAATAATATTAAGTTTATGTTTTCTATTTGTCATTGGTGTAGGTATTGCAATGGCTGATAGTTATACAGTTGATGTAGATACATATGTTCCTACTGCTGTAGATCTTTCGGCAACCTGGCCTAATATTGATGGGCCTGCCAAGATAGGTGAGGTGCTCATTACCAATAGTGGTGCAACTGTTCAGACAGTCACGTTTTATGAATTGTCTGAGTCGTCTACTACAGCAGCAGAGATTGCGACCGCAGTTATTACAACAACAGGAACCTTAAAGATTAATCTTCAAGATGAGCCATATACAGATCTTGGAATTGTCAAATCAGCTACTGCCACAACTGTGACTGTAACTGTATTCTACGAATAAAAAAATTCTATGTGGGGTCTATCCTTATAAAGGATAGATCTCACATAAAATATAGGAGAGATAAGATGAAAAAAATATTAATACTATTATCGGTATGTATCATGTTTGCAGGCATAATATTAGCTGGTAATCCATTAAGTAAAACTTTTGTAGTTGATATATCTACGACAGGAGAAACAGCAAGGGATGAATATCTTGGTCGCAAGTCTCTTTTGTTTATTAACGGTGATGATACTAATGCAGTTTATCTTTCATCTACTCCCATTAATTCAACGAATTATAACTCTATTGGTAGTATTATTTTAACGGCAAATGGTGGTTATTATGAAGATAACTATTATGTGTATAAATCCACATGGTATGCCTGCACTTCAACAGAAACTGCTAAACTTTATTTATTGGAGAAAGAATAATGAAAAGATTAATATTACTATTAAGTTTAATATTTTTTACTGTGCCTATCTATGCAGGCTATGGGAGCGGAGATAGAATAGGGGCTGATAATCCTGCAACTGAAGATCTCGATATGAATGGGTATAATATTAATGACATTGGAGATATTGATGTGACTGGAAATATGGAAATAGATGGGCATAGTATATTTGAAAGCTCTGTAACAATTTCAAGTCATGTAGTTGTGCAAGGCGATGTAACCATAACAGGAACGGTATTATCTACTGCCACATATGCACAAAATGCTGATAAGTTAGATGGAAATGATTCAACTTACTTTGCTATCAAAACAGATGTAGCAACTGCCACAGGGACCTTAACTACTAGTATAACAAATCTTGAAACTTCTACGTCTACTTTAGAGGGATATATAACTGCCTTATGGACTTCAACCTCTACATTAGAGGGGAATTTAAACACTGAAATAAGTAATAGAATCAGTGAGGATAATTTGATTTCTGATGCTACTGTACAACTAAGATCTGATGTAACCAGTTCTACTAATACCTTAAGAACTGACGTAACCAACCTTGAAACATCAACCTCTACCTTAGAAGGATATATCTCAGCTTTGTGGACTTCCACAGCTACATTAGAGACCGCAACTGCATTAAATACAACTCATAGGAGTTCTGATGGATCAGATCATAGTTTTATAGATCAAGATGTTACTATTTCAGCTACTCCTACTTTCTCTTCTATGACTGTTATTTATGGAATGAATGGTGGAAGCCTTACTATAAATGGAATTGTTTGGGATGATGGCAATGGAAAAATAGATGGAGAACAAATAGCTGCTAATACTATAGACGAAGATTCCATCGATTTTGGTACTGGGGCTGGACAAATATCATTAAGTAGTTTTACTAATGACCTTGTATTAACTTCTTCCTATGTGTTTGTAGGAAGTGCAGCGGGGATTGCGACAGGCGTTGCTATATCAGGAGATATTACCATAACTGACGATGGTGTAGTTACTGTAATAGATGATTCTCATGCTCATATTATCACAGACATTGATTCTTTTTCAGAGGCTGAATTAGAAACTCAAACGTCTGATGTAACTAATTTGATTCAAGAAGGAGAGATAGATACTGTTGCCGAATTAGATGCAATTGCGTCAGATTATAATATTTTAACTTCAACTGAAATAGATACTTTTGCTGAGCTCGATGCAATAGTATCAGATAAGTCATTAGTAAATAAGGAAGATGCTAATATATTTACGGCTAATATGACTTTGGATAATACTGGTTCAAGTGTAAATTCACCTATATTATATTTAAAAGGTGATGATGGTGGAATAGAAGAAGAAATTGCTTTTCAATTAATGCAAGGAGCAGATCCTTATTTTAGGATTTCTGTTTCCTCCAATAATACGTCTTCTTCTTTAAAGGCAGTCATTGATATACATGACACAGTTATAGCTTTTGCTTATGATGGTGTTTGTGATATAGGTGCTGATGGAGCAAATAGACCAAAAGATATACATATGTCTGGAAGTTTAGAAATTGCTAATGTGGTATGGGACAATGGATCAGGAAAAATTGATGGTGAGCAAATAGCGAATGATACAATCGATTATGATTCGATTGATTGGGGTGATGGTGCTGGACAAGTTCAAGATATATCGTCATCTGGAACACCAACGTTTTCAAGTAGTACAATTACAACTGACTTATCAGTTAATGGCACATTCTATTATAATGCATCTTATGCACATGGTTATGCCACAGATGTAGTAGTTGCAGTAACAGGTAGCACAGAAACATTTATTATATTAGATGCTACATGGAATAGCACAGTTGCTTCAAATGGGTTTACTATATCTGGGGCTTCTTGTACATATAACGGAAATGGTGGAACACCTAAAATATTTAAAGTTTCAGGTGCATTTTCAGCCATATCAGGTGCGGCAAATACAGTTGTATATTGGGCCCTTTTTAAAAATGGTGTGCTGTATGAATCGGCTATAATAAATAGAAAAATAGCTGTTGCTGCTGATGTAGGTGCGATGTCTTTATCTACATTAATAGAACTTTCTACTGGAGATATATTAGATATACGGCTTTCTGGTGATAATAATACTAATATAACAAATAAATTTGTACAATTTGATATCATTCAAATTAATTAAGGAGATAATATGGCAGTAACAGCAAATGCAAATTCATTAATTACAGCAGAGGAACTTGAACGTATTGCTCAAATCACTATCTCTGATACTGATTATAAAACTACCTTAATCAATATTGCCTCTGATTTCATAGAACGATATTGTGATAGAAAATTTATTAAACAAACATATACTAGAGAGATCTATAGCGGACATAATTTAACAGATCTCTATCTTAATAATTTTCCTATAATTACAGGGACTGTTACAATTGAATCATGGGATGTATACAATGATATTGTCTCTTATGAGTTTACTGAACACGAGGATTATCTTATTTATTTAGAAGAGGGGCGTATCTATAAATATACTGGATGGGCTAAGGGACATCAAAATTATAGAATAACCTATGATGCAGGGTATTTAATTACTGCAGTTCCTTATGATTTAAAATTAGCTTGTGCTAAAACAGCGGCATTTCTTTATTCTTTTGCTAACAAGGATGGGGTGTCTGCGGAGAAAATGGGTCAGTATTCCATAACCTATGACAAAGCACCGGCAGTAAATGGGATTCCGTTATCTGCTGAGGTTGTAAATTTACTTGAATTATATAGAGATAGGATGCCTTATGAGTTTTAATAGTTTATTAAATACTACCTGCACCATTGAGGCCAAAACAATAACCCAAGACGCTGCTGGACAGAAAACCGAATCTTGGGCCACTGCTGAAGCAAGCGTTAAATGTAGGCTAGATGCTGCCACCGGGGGCCTTCAGGTAGAACCTGATGCGGTATATGAGGCAGCAACTCATGTCATATTTATGCGAGAACCTGTCACAACTGTCACAACTAAAGATCATAGGATTGATGTTGCAGGAATTAAATACACCATTCTTTTAGTAAGAAATTTATACGGGCAACTTAATTTAAATCATCTTGAACTTTTATTGGAGCGTAATGAATGAAGATAAATACTAAGATAGAAGGTGACAAGGAAATACAGGCGAAGATAAAACTTCTTGGGAAAAAATCAAGCGATGGTTTGAAGAAGGCAATTACACAATCTGTAATTTATGTTGAGGGCCGGGCAAAACATACAACAGCATGGGAGAATGTAACAGGGCGATTAAGAAGTTCTATCACGCATGAGGTTAAGACTGTCGATGATAAACATCAAGGCAAGGTTGGAACGGCGGTTTTTTATGCGCCTCGGTTGGAATTTGGAACTTCCAGAATGCCTGCTCGTCCCTGGCTTCTTCCAGCATTAAAGGAAAGCCGTGATCAAATCTTGAAATTTTTAAGTAATGCTATTAAGGCGGTTAAACCATAATGATAGAGTTAGATGTCGTAGCTTATTTAAAAGCAGATACTACCTTAGACACACTGCTTAGCGCAACAGGTACAGATTCTAAGATATATCCAATTCAAGCACCACAAGAACGTACTATACCTTATATTATTTATACAATTTCTTCAGAAGGAACGCTTGAGGAAAATTTAAATGAGGAAACGATAAGCTTTAATTGCATAAGTGATAATTATATCGAAGCAAAAAATATTGTGGACAGGCTTGATGCGTTATTGGATCATCAAAGCGATATTAGAACATTGGTTTCCAGTGAATCTTATTATATTTATTGGTGTAAGAAAGTGGGAGGATCTACTTTTATAGATCCTGAGAGCAAGCAAAAGGATTTCTATCACAGAGTATCAGTTTATGATTTTAAGTATAATCCATTTAGTATATCTTTGCCATCTGCAACCGTAGAACCAACAGGACTTGAAAAAATAATTTCATTTCCATATTATGGCACAGTTAAAGTAGATACTATTTTTGATAACATGCAATTGGGGCAAAAAACGATTTTTAAGGTAGGTTTACATTTACAAAATGCAGGTACGATTGATGTTATTACAGATTTGACAGTAAATAGCGTAGCACAATCAAGGCTAGCTACTTTAACAGCAGGATCAAGACAGCAGACTCAACCATCTGATATTACAAATCTTATATTGGGGGGCAATGATTTATTAGGAGCTAAGATAAATCAAGGAAATGGTGAGGGGCTTGTAGTTGATATTTATTATAGGTAATATATGAAAAAATATTTATTTTTATTATCATTTATGTTATTGTATAGTAATATTTTCGCTATACAATATGATTTAAATGAGGATGATTCTATTGTAGGAGTATCATCTCCAACATTTAGATATACAATAGGTATATCTTCAATTACAGAACCTTCTACTCCTATGGCAGGCAATGGTTATATATACATGAAAGGGGGGGGGGACAAAAAGGTGTATTTTAAAAATGAGGATGGTATAGTTATGGATTTAACAACTTTGCCTGGAGCATCCACATTAGAAATTAAGGAAGATGGCGTTCAAAAATCAAGCCCCACTTTGTCGATAGATTTTATTGATTATTTTAATCTTACAGAAGATCCGTCTGGAGAGACTAACATTGTTTTAGATACAACTACTTTAGGCGGTATTTTTCAAGGAGTTACTGATCATACATTATTAACATCCACTGGAACTAATACTCATGCTCAGATTGATACTCATTTAGGATTAGTAAATGAACATCTTGACTGGACAGCAAGCGTGGGTACTGTTCATCCTGATAATTATACTGATACAAATATAGAAAATGTTTATGCCATTATAATTGGTACTTATTCAGGTACTGGGATTGATTATAATGCTAATGCAGTATCAACATTTACTGCACAAGTCGCATTTCAATCTGCTATTAATGCGGCTACTGTTGGTGATACAATTTATGTAATGGGTGGTGTCTATATTTTTAGTTCATCATTTACTATTAATGGTATTACAGATATTACATGGAAAACGGATAGTGCAATTTTAAAAATAGACGATAATGCTTCTGAGATAAATGATAATATAACAACAACTGTATTTGCTGTAGGATCTGGAGCAGCTAGAGTAACATTTAATGGTTTTCAGTTTGATTTAAACAATAAACCGTGGACAGCATTTCAAATATATGCAGATTATTGGCAGGTTAAGAATGTTATCATAAAAAACGGGTCTGTAGGAGGGGCAAATAATAAAGGATTTTATATACGAAATGCTGCCGATTATGGTGTTGCATCTAATTTTGCATTATATGATTGCGCCCACATAGGTAGCGCTATTGATTGCGCAGGAGATCAGTGTCGCTGGGTAAATGTACGCATGGAAAATTGTTCTGATTTAGCTTTATCTGGTACTGAAAATGTATTTTCTAATCTTATTGTTAGTGGTAATACAAGAGTAGAAATGGGAGGGGATAGAAATACTATTAATGGATTTGCTATAATGAATAATACACTTAATGGACAAATGCTAATTACATTTGCTGGATGTGAAAATCATAGTATTGGTAATGGAATATTTTATAATTCTACTGTTACTGATGCATTATATTTGAATGGAAATAATACTATTGTTTCTAATGTTACATTTTGGGATATTGGCACGTCTGATGGTGATATTGATAATGCAATAGTTATAGACTCTGATAATAATTGTATTATTAATTGTACTTTCAGAGGTATTATTGATGATTATTGTATTGATATTTTTTCTGGAGAAATTAATAATACTGTTGCTAATTGTACTGCGTTTAATCTTACAAATAATATAGGATTTTTAATTGATAATTCAGGTAATACCACAAATCAATATTATGGTAATTTAACTGATGATGCAAATTATTTTAATATTACATTAGAAAATGAAAAGTTTAATGGATATGTGCAATTTAAATCATCTACAACTGTGGGATTACAAGGTACAATACCTGATAGCAGAGGACATGTATATATGCACGCCACAAGCCCAGGAATTTGCATATCAACAGGGACATTAATAGGGCAATTTGGATATATTCCTGTACAATCATTGCCTTAGGAGGTTTAATGAATATTGATAATATTTCTAAAATAAATGGAAAGTTTGTAGAGAACAAAGAAATTAATATTGTACAATTAAAAAATGAACTTAAAATGCTTCAAGACCGTAAATCTATGCTTACAAACGTACTTCAAAAACATATTATTGAAGTTAATACAGAAATAGATCAATTAGATATAAAAATAGAAAAAATTAATACTTTATTAAAATAGGAGATATAATGTTACGCGCAATATTAGAAATAATACAAATAGGTATTAAACAATATGGAGCTATGTTTGCTCTTGTGGGTTTTGTCTGTTTCATACTTTGGTATGTATTAAAGCATGTTATAAAAGAATCTGTTATACGTGAAAAAGAACAAAGAATTATTATTAATAATCAAATAAAAGAACTTAAGGCTTATCGAAGGCAGACACGCAAATTTCATCAACAAGAAACAGAAGATCATAAAAAAATGTCTAAAGGTTTGAACGAGATTGTTACAGCCTTGGGCCGAATTAATGGATATAAATCTTAAAGGGAGGATATTATGGGAACTAAAGCAAATGTCGTCGTGGGATTAGGCGATGGGCAATTAAAGATTGGAAACTATGGCGAGGCTATAGGAGATTGTGACGATCTCGGCTATACTGAAGGCGGGGTCGAATTGGCATGTACAAGAGAATATTTTGAAAAAATGGTTGACCAGGAGATTGGTGTTCTAGAAGTATTTAAAACTGCTGAAAGAGCCACTCTAAAGGCAACTCTCGCAGAGGCCACGTTAGCTAATCTGGCTAAAGCTCTTGACTACCCAGAAGGAGCTGTCTCAGGTTCAACATTAAGCTATGGTGGAAATGCAACGGTCACTGAGCGGGCTGTATTTTTAACTGTCTTAGGGCCGGCAGGCGCAACGAGAGTTTATACATTTCATAAATGTGTAATAACCTCAACGGCCACTCATTCATATAAGAAAAATGATAAGACAATGATTGAGTTAGAAATTCTTGTATTACAAGACACATCAAAAACTGAAAATCAACAAATAGGGACTATTGTTGATACAAGCGGAGATACTACAGCACCAACAGTAGCGCTTACAACGCCTGAGGATGATGGGACTGTTGCTAAGACAACATCAGATCCTGTTATCTGGACAATTACTGAGGCAAATACCATAAATGAGAATACGATTGTTTATGGCAAGACGTTCTTGATTATAAATACTACCAGCGATGATTTAGAAGCTGGAACAATTGTTTATAATTCAGTAACAAAAACAATAACATTCACTCCGGCAAGTGCATGGACGGCAGAAGAAACGTTTCAGGCAATCGTCACAACAGGGCTGGAAGATGTTGCTGGCAATGCTTTGGCAGCACTTAAAGTTGAGCAATTTAGTGTAACAGCATAATAATCATAATGGAGGCGGGTGGTGCCCTCCGCCCGCCCCCACCCTTAAAGGAGGGAATCATGGATAAAGAAAACGTATTAATACCAATAACTAAAGATGTAATAGTAAATGGTAAAACATATCAAATAAGTAAATTGACTTTAGGGCAGATACTTAAATTGAGCTCGTTCATGTTTCGTATTGTTGTTGCGGATAAAGCTAAATTGAAAGTATTATCAGAAACTACAAAAGATAATAAATCTAATGTTGAGGATTTATTAGCCCTCTTAGATTTATTGAATGAGAAAGATGTTGCTGAGCTGACTTCAATACTGCTAAAAGAAAAGATTAAATCAATTGCCTTTGATGATTCTCTTGAACTTATAGCCGTGGTATGTGAATTAAATGATTTCAACAAGGTAAAAAAAAATTTTCAACGCATCATAAATGCACTGAAAATAGAGAAAAAGACGAGTTAATTACTGCCTGCGTAACTATAGCGCAGGCTTTAAATTATACAATAGATGAGGTACTTGATAAAAATTTAGACTGGATTAAAGCCATGTTAGAAGAGATTGCTTATAGAGATTTAAATGAAAAATTATTCCAACTGTCCTTGCATGGTGTGGCTAAAAAAGACATTGACAAGATTCGTCGAGACTTTGAGAATCAAAATGAACCAAAAGATATTAAGATTCCAATATCAGATTTTCAACACATGGGGCTTAGTCTTGGGCGCCCAAACACAACAAAGGTAATTAGAGATAGGGAGAAAAAATAGTGGCAGAAGTAGGTAATTTTTTTGTAACTATAGGCAGTAAACTTGACAGTAAGGGCTTTAAAGATGCTACTGCACAAATTAAAAAAGTAGCTTTGGCCGCTACCGCTATGGGCGCGGTTGTTGCAGTAGTAGGTTTAAAAGTTGCTAAAATGGCGGGTATTCAAGAACGAGCAGAGCTTACATTAGCACAAGCGATGAAACAAGCTGGAACTTATACAAAAGAAGCTTTTGAACATAATAAAAAATATGCATCTTCTCTTCAGTTAATGACTGAATATGGAGATGAGGCGATCCTTGGTGTTCAAAAGTTTTTAACGAATTTTGGGGTTGCTGGGCCATTACTTGATAAATTAACATTATCTGTGCTTGATTTAGCATCTGCTAAAGGGATGGATTTAAAAGCCGCAGCAGATCTTGTCTCAAAGTCAGTAGGTAGTTCAACAAATGCTCTAAGTAGATATGGCATAACTGTGACTGGCGCAGTTGGCTCAACTGAGCGGATGCAGATGGCAGTAGACAATATCAGTAAATTATTTGGTGGTGCGGCTAAAGCAAACGCAGATACATATATTGGGCGTGTTAAATCATTAAGTAATATTTGGGGGGATTTTCAAGAAAAGATCGGTTTTGAAGTAATTCCAATCATTGAAGATTTAATTATTAGAGCAAGAGATTTTATATTAGAAGCAAGTAAATGGATTGATGAAAATAAAGTATTGGTTTCAACTGTAGTAGCACTAGCTGCTGAATTTTCTGGCCTATCAATTGTTGTTGGTACTTTAACATTTGGTATCACCACATTAATTCCTGTTGTTGGAAAATTAATGACTGCTATGGCAGCCCATCCAGTTATTGCAGTTGCCTCTGCTTTTTCAATAGCCACTGTAGCATTATTAAAATATTTAGAAAAATCACAAAATGCAAAAGATTCTACTTTAGAACTAGGTAAATCTACTAAAAGCTTAATAGCTGTTCAAGAGGGAGAATTAAAAACCCTTAATGCACTTATCTGGGGAATGGACCAAGAAGATGCTAAACGACAGGAATTAGTTGCTCGTGCTAATTTACTTGAGAAAGCCCTGGCTAAAAACAGAAAAAAATTAGCTGCTGAAGAAATAGCTAATGTTAAAAAAGTAGCTACAAAAACAACAAGTTGGATAGAAAAGCATAAGAAATTAGAATCAGCCTTCATAGAATGGAAGGCAGGAAAAGATACGGAGACAAGAGAGCAATGGATTGCATGGCTGGAAGAACAAAATACACTTACAATTGAACAGCAAGAATTTCTTACGGAATTAAAGGAATTAGAGCATCAAGATTATAAAGATAAAATTGTAGAAAAAATGGAATTAATGCAAGAATTTACCGATGCTCTTATCGGTCTTGCTGATACATATTATGATATAAAGGCGCAACATATTGATAATGATTTAACGAAAAGCTTAGATGCAGAAGATCAAAAATATGAGGATAGAAAAGCATGGATAAACGCTAATATCACAGATGAGACAAAGAGAAATGAAATGCTTGATGCGCTTGAAGAAGGGCATTCTGCCACTACTAAAAATCTTCAAGATGAGGCAGCGCGCAAAGAAAAGGAATTAAAGAAAAAGAAAAAAAGATGGGATATTGCAGAAGCTGTTATAAATACTGCTGTTGGTGTAACAAAAGCTTTTGCGGATGGTGGCGCAATATTAGGCCCAATAATGGCAGCATTAGTTACTGTGAAAGGAGCAATGCAGATTGCCTTAATTAAAGCTCAAAAATTTGCAGCCGGTGCTTTGGCAATGGGGCCAACACCTGCAATATTTGGAGAAGCAGGCCCAGAACTTGCTCTGCCACTAAATCATCCGAACACAACAAAATTATTATCAGAGGCATTAGCTTCTGTAGGCGGTGGTGGAATGGGGAATATTTATGTAACTGTTCCTCCTATAACTTCAAGAAGAGTGGCTGATGAATATGGAGAAATTATTGGTGATGCAATTTTTAAAAAGGTAAGAAGGAGTAGAAAGATATAATGTCTATTCATTATAGATTAATTACCGTCAATGCAACGCCTCCTACAGGGCCACAACGAGGGACTATTTGGATTAAACCAATAGGAACTCCTGATACATACCAAGCATATATATGGCTTAATACTTGGAAACCTTTTGTATCTGGTGGGGTTTATATTGAAGAGACGGGGGATGATCATTATATTAATGTGATTATACAAGACGAGATCCCAACTAATATTATTAAACCGGGCTGGCTCTGGATTAAGAAAACATTAGATCAAGTTTATCTTTATATTTTTGATTTTATGCCTTTGGTGGGGGCTTAATGGATGCAAGAATTTTCAGTGAGATAGAACCAACAAATATTTACTCTGGTAAAATTTGGATTAAGCCAAGTATTGCAACAGCTTACATGCGGATGGGCTCAACTTGGATTGTCTTAGGAAGTGCAGGAGATCCGGGTACTTATGGGCGGGTTACTATTTGGATTGATGGTATCAATAAAACATCTTTGATAGCTAAAGATTCTTTAATAATTGAGGATATCCTAACAAGAGAAGTAGATACTTGCTCATTTACTATCATTGATTCAACAGGAACTAACAAACCATACGTAGGGCAAGAGGTATTAATATTTTATAGAACGACTGTTGGGGCAACTCCTATTTTACGTTTTGCTGGCTTGTTAGATGAAATCCCCCAGGCACAATTTAGTAAAGGAAGATACAGCTATGAGGTTGTTTGTGTTGATTTTACTCAATCGTTAAATAAAAAACAAGTTGTAGAAGTTTATGAAGATGAAACTGCGGGAGATATTATAAAAGATATTATTAAAACTTATGCATTAGATCTTGGTACTTATGATGTACAAGATGGCCCAACCATAGATTATATATCATTTAATTATAAGTTTCCAATGGAATGTTTAGAGGAGATTGCTGATTTAACAGGGTATGATTGGTATGTGGACTATACAAAAAATATTCATTTCTTCTCGGAGACAACTAATGCAGCCCCTTATAGCCTAACAGAGTCGGCTGGATCAGGGGACTATAAAGATTTAGTTATATCAGTAATAAAGACAGAGTTAAAAAATGCGATAACTGTTAGAGGTGGTTATGAATTCTCTGTTTTATACACTCAAGAAGAGATAGCAGATGGAATTCAAGAATCATTTCCAGTACGATACACACCTTATACTCCAATTAGTGTGTATGTTGACGCTAATGGCGGATATGTTGAGAAGACTCTCGGCATAGATAATATTGATTCAGTAGGATTCGATTTTGTGGTAAATGTCTCTGAAAAGCTTATTAAGAATTTAGACTTAGGGGTCTTAGGTGCTGGAGATAAGATTAAAATAACCTACAAATATAAAAAACTAATTCTTGCATATGTTGATGATGAGACAAGCATTGCATTAATGAAACAATATGAAGGCGGGGATGGTATCTATGAGTCTCCTTTAATTGTAGATGATACTATTGAGTCTAAAGAACAGGCTATAAAAAGAGGGCAGGCTGAATTAAGGCAATACTCAAATCCTTTGGTTGAGGGATCATTTACAACGACTCAATATGGATATCGTTCTGGGCAAATTTTAACAATAGATATTCCTTCAAGAGGTGTTGCTAATAAACAATACTTAATACAAAACGTATCTGCGACCTCATTAGGAATGGGTAATTTTGAATATGAGATTACATTTGCGACTAAGTTAAAAGGATTAACTGATTATTTAATTCAGCTTCATAAAGACAGTAGACCTATATTTATACGAGAAGATGAAATATTAGCCCGTTTAAAAGTCGTAACAGCAGAAGAGTTTCAATTAGCTGACTCTGGTTTAGCAGAGTCAAGACGCAATACAACGACTAATCCTTACAAATGGTGTAATGATGCGGGTACGACACCAGGCAAGGGACAATATGGCAAGGCGAGTTGGGGATAATATGAAAAATAAAATTAAAAAGTATAGTCTTAATATTGAAGGAAAAATAAGACCTGTTTTACGAAATGCTAAGACAGGAAAAATAAAATGGATTGGTGAATGGAATCATAATATAATCCCTAATGTAGGTTTGGCTGCTGTTGCTCGTAGATATGGTAATGTTGGAACAAAGTCAAATGAAGGAGCAGTTACTTACGGTGCTGTTGGTAAGGGAAGTATTGTTCCGGCAGCAACAGATACTATAATGGAAGATGAGATAGAACGGAAATTAATAGCTACTAAAACAATTACAAATCAGACAACCCACTTAGAAGCATTTTTTGCAGAAGACGAAGCTAATGATGATATTACTAAGTTTGCCTTATTTGGAGAAGAGGCAACAGGTGCAGCAGATTCAGGTACTATGATGGAATATGCAGATTTTGAAGTACCGTTTACAAAAACAGCAATCGAAACATTGACAGTCGAAATTGATATAACAGTATCAGATACTTAAAGAGGATAAAATGAAAATAATTTATAGTAAACAAGCAATGATAATTATAAATGCTCTTAAAAACTTTGATAAAAAAGATTTTGAGAAATGGAAATTGGATCATATAGAAATAGGTAACAGTACAATAATGGCCTATTTAATTGAAAGGGATGCGAAAAAAGGGAAAAACAAAGGAGGATAGAACCGTGGCGATTCTTAGTAACGCAGTTAATGCAGGCGACGACATTCTCGCCTCACAATACAACAATTTAAGAACAGATTTATTGACTGGTGATATAGCGATTGCAGGAATTAAAAGTTTTAGTGATGATTTATATATTGCTGCTACAAAAAAATTATATTTAGACGGTGGTAGTAATACATATATTACAGAATCAGGTGCTGATGTAATGGATATTTATGTAGGTGGGGCTAACGCAATAAAAATGGCTACTACTTCTGCAACCTTTGCTCAAGATGTTGTTCTGCCGGCAACTGGTAAATTATATTTAGACGGTGGTGGTGATACATATATTCAAGAACTAACAGGAGATAATCTAAGAATATATGTGGGAGGGCAAATATCATTAGAATGTAATCCAGATTCGATAATGATTCCTGCTACACAAAAATTATATTTAGACGGTGGTGGTGATACATATATTCAAGAACTAACAGGAGATAATCTAAGAATATATGTGGGAGGGCAAATATCATTAGAATGTAATCCAGATT